GGGCGCACGCGCGCGGCCGGGTCCGCACCCATGGCGTCCACGCGAGCGCGGGCATCCGCCAGCCATGCGCCGCGGCGCGCGTCACGCTCGCGCGAGGCCGGGTCGTCGATGCGCAGCGACTGCATCGGCGTGATGGCCTGCACGCGCTCGCGGGCATCCGCCAGCCATGCGGCGCGACGCGCGTCGCGTGCCTTGGAGTCCGGGTCGTCGATGCGCAGCGACTGCACGGCGCTCTGAGCGGGCCGCGCGACAGGCGTTGTGCCCGGCGTCGTCATGGCCGCGGCGGGCGCCATCGCGACCGGCCCGGCGACCAGCGCAACACCCGCGAGGCGCTTCGCCAGCCCGCCGAACTCGCCCATCACGGCCGGCACGGTGCGCGCCACACCCTGCTGTAGGCCCTCGACCAGGTTGCGCCCGATCTCGGCGAAGACGCGCGAGGGAGAGTGCACCTGCAACGGCTTTGTGAGCCAGCTCGGGATGATGTCCGCCAGGCCGGTGACCCACGCCTTGAAGGCCGCCCACTTGGATTGCCAGCCGTCCCACAGCCCCTGCACGATGCTTGCGCCGATCGAAAAGACCTTCCCGGGCAAGGCCAACAGCCCGGAGAGCAGCTCGCCGACCTTCAGGATCATGCCGGCGATGGCCGCGCCCCAACGCCGGCCCATAGCCTCGGCCGCGCCGCCGGTGTCCTGCACCGGACCGATCAAGCCGACCAGCTTGTCCCACACCCATTGCAGGCCGTCGAGCACCGGCTGGATCACCGGCATGATGCCGCCGAAGGCGCCGGAGAAGGCGCCCGCAATCGGCGCCAGGCCCGCGGTCAGGCCGGACCACAGGCCGGCGAAGAAGCCCTTGATGGGCGCCCAATACTTGACGACCAGAAGCGCGGCGCCGGCAATGGCGGCCACGGCGAGGCCGATCGGGTTAGCGATGAGCGCCGCGCCGAGCATCCGCACGGCGAACACCGCCTTGCCAAGCCCGCCCTGCGTGAGCGCGAGCGCGAGCGCCATGCCGCGCAAGCCGGCGGCCAACTTGGCCGGCGCCGCGGCGGCCACGGCAAAGGCCGCCGGCAGCGCGCGCACGGGGACCAGCAGCAAACCGAGCAGACGCCCGACGGGGCCGAGCGCGACCGCGAGCATGGACACGCCCCCAAGGATGCCGGCCAGCGCGATCATCAGGCCGCCGCCGACCACGGCGAAGGCCCCGAGCCCGGCGACGACAAGCGCCAGCGTCTTGGCCAGTTGCGGGTTGGCGTCGATCCATTCGCGCGCGCGCGCCGCGGCGACGCCGAGCCAGTCCACGGCCTGCTTGATCTGCGGCGCCAGCAGCTCGCCGATGCGCGCCGCCAAGTTCGACACCGTCCCGGTGGCGGCATCCCAAAGGTTCTTCAGCGTCCCGAGCAGCGGGATCATCCGCTGCTGCATGCTCGCTTGATCCGACAGCTTGGACGTCATCTCGGCATAGCCGGCGGCGCCCTTCTCGACCATGACATTGAGGGCTTGGAGCGTCTCGGAATCGTCGCCCCAGATATCCTTCATCACCCCAAGGCGCTGCTCGGTCGAGAGCTTGCGCAGCTTGGACAACTGCTCGAACAGGTTGTCCAGACCGCGAAACTCGCCGGCATCATCGACGAAGTCCAATCCGGACCTGTCAATCGCTTTGTCGGCCTTTTCACTCCCGCCGAACGAACCCTGGAACACCTTGCGCAGGGCGTTGCCGGCCGCACCGCCGGAGAGCGAGGCTTGATCGAGCATCGCCAGCAACGGCGCCATCGCGTTGGCGCCGGCAAGCCCTTTTTGCTTGATTGCGTCCATGCCGGGCGACAGCGCGGAGAAAGCCGCCAGCATGTTTCCGGGGTCCACGCCGACGTTGTAGGTCCGCTGGATCGTATCGGTCAGCGCAAGCATGTCCTTGGCCGCTGTCCCGGTCGCATCCTGGAGCTTGGCGGAGAACTCGGCCGACGCATCGGCCGGCATTTTCAGCATGACCGCCAGGTTGGCGGCGGCCTCGCCGGTACCGGCAAGGATCGTGGCGGCGTCCATGCCCTGACGGCGCAACATCGTCATCATGCCGGTGAAATCCGCGGTACTGCCGGGCAGGCGGTCCCCGAGCCGCTGCGCCAACCCGCTCAACTCGTGATACGCCGGGAGCACGGCGCCGGACGCGTCCATCATCGAGAGCTTGAATCGCGTCGCCGCATCCTCGGAGTCGGCAAACGCGGCAACCGCGCCTTGCAGCGGGGCGAGGATCTGCTTCCCGGTCTGCTGCAGCGCCCCGCCGATGAAGGTTGCGTTGGTGCTCATGGCGGCAATGCGCTCGAAGCGTCCGTGCATCTGATCGAGCTGCGCGGACACCCCGCGCAACGGAGCAGACAGCCGATCCACCAGCCCGAGGATGACGGAGACGTTGAGATTCGCCATGACCTATACTCGCCTCATGATCGCTTCACTCCTTCAGCTCGCCGCCATCGCGCTCGGCATCTGGCTCGGCCTCGCCATGGGCTCATGGTGGGTCGGGCTCGGCGCCGTGGTGTTCTTGTGGCTGCTCGCCCTGCTCGCCATCGGCACCGTCCGGTTCCTGCTCGGCCCGCACACCGCCGCCGCCAAGCGCTTCGGCGAGCCCTAGCGCCCCGCCTGCGCCTTGAGCAGGCGCGCGGCGCGCGCCTCCCAGTCCATCAGCTCCGCCATGCCCATCCGGCTCATCTCGGACGGCGGCCAATGCCACGCCGCGGCGATCGTCTCCCAAGCATCCTCTACGCAGGAGGGGAGGCCGGATCCTGCGCGAAAAAACCCGCCACCTTGCTCATCAACGCCATCGTATCCGCGGTCTTGAGCCCGTAGAACTCCAGCGTCGAGAGCTCGCTGATGCGCTCGATCACCACGGCATGGGCGGCGGTGTCGAGCTGCAACACGTCCAGCAGCTTCACCCCGCGCAGCTCCCCTGCCGTGGGTTCGCGCAAGTGGATCTTGCGGCCGCTGGTCAGCGTGACGAAAGGGTCGGCCGGCGCGACCTTTTCGAGCGCGCTATCCAATTTCATGATTTCCTCGGCAACTGCCGCGCCTGATCCTTCGGGCATATTCGATTTGCTCATGTCGTCCCCTTACAGTCCGATCGCGCCGCGCAGTGCGGCCATCTGATCCGTCCCGCCGACGACGCGGATCATCCGCTCCGCATCGATCTCGATCACCGTCTGACCGCCGACCTCCAGCTTGTATGACCGGCAATTCACGGTGCACTCCATCTTCGCCTTGGATCCTGCCTCCCAGGATCCGCCGTTGAGCACGTGCATCTGCCCGCGCATGGTGGCCTTGATCGGGGTCGCCTCGGCGCCGTCGTCCGCCATCGCCGCCCCGCGGAACACCAGCGGCACGCGGCCGCCGTCCACCAGGCCCCACATCTTGATGACGTCCGGGCTGTATTCGTAGAGGGTGAACTTGGCGTCAAGGGCCTCCACGAGCCCCATATCGAGCTTGACCTTTCCGGACATGCCGCCGGCCGCGTATTCCTCCGTAACGATGCCGAGCTCGGGGAGCTCGACATCCGCCTTGCCCGCGTAGCCTCGGCCATCGACGAACAGGCTGTAAGCCTTCAAAACACTTGGGATTGCCATGTCAGTACGCTCCGATTAGGCGGCTTGCGGCAGGATCTCGACGAGGTAGTCGTTCACCAGGTGCGAGCGGAAGGTGATGTGCTCGGCCGGGTAGACCGGGGTAAAGTCGAAGTCCCAGTACGCCTTTCCCTGCTCGATTTGGTCCGGCGTGTTCAGCTCGGCGTCTACCCAGCATTTCCCGCCGAGAATCGCGCCGACCTTCACCAGGTGGCTCAGGTAATTGTCGACCCCCTCTTTGACGTCTTCGAAGTAGGTCTTTGTAATGCCGCGATCCACCGCCCACAGGTGGGCGCGCAACAGGCTCTCGTGGATCATATCCGCGGTGCGACGCACACACAGAAACGCCCATTTTGGGTCGGCCGAGCAGGAGCGATTACCCCACAGCCGATAGCCGTCCTTGCGGATGATGGTCGCCACCTCGTTCTCGTTGAGGTAGTTCGCGCGCGAGAGCGCGTCCCCGAGCTCGAAGTCGACCGCGCGGGCGGTGCCGACGATGCCGTTCATCTCCCGATTTGACGGGGACCACCAGAAGCCGCGCTCGTTGTCGCTCTTTGCGATGATACCGGCGACGCGTGCGGATGCCGGGGCGGCGGCCTCGCCGTTGGCGGCGGTGTCCCAGATCGTGACCTGCGGGTCGACGAGATAGACCCGATCGGAGCCGAAGTTGCCGCGGTAGGTGATGGCCGCCGCATCGGTCGTGTTCGGCCCGTCGGCGACGATCACCGCGCGCAGGCGCTCGGCGATGCCGACCATCTCCGCCACCGCCGCCTGCTGATGCGTGAAGCCCGGGGCAATCAGGATCCGCGGCACCACGTGACACACCGACTCCGCATTGAGGAAGGCGTGCACCCCGGTACGGTTGGTCCCGTTGCCCAGCACATAGCCGAGCGTGGCCTCCGGGGTCTGCGCCTCGTCCACGCGCACCACCACCACCCAGGCGCCGGCCTGATCCCAGATGCCTTCGAGCGCGGCGGGCAAAGTGCCGCCCTCGCCCAGGGTCGCCGCCTCGGTGCGGCGCGTGCACAGCACCGGGGTATTGAGCGAGAAGGCGGCATCGCGCCCGCCTGCGAGAAAGGCCGGCTTGACGTTCGGCGCGACCAGGCCCGGCGGGTCTTCCGGGTCGTAGGCGGCGACGGCCGTGAGCAGTGCCGCGGCCCCCGTGTGCGCCGTCACAGCGGTAATAACCTCCGCTGCGGACGATGCGACCAGGCCCTCCTCGTCCGTGGCCAGGCTGACATGGATGGTCGTGCCGACCCGCGAGACCGCGAGCGTGGCATCGGCCGCGCTCGGCACGGTGATCTTGACCGCGATGGCGTTGCCGGCGGCGCCTGCGGCCTTGGCGGTCCAGGTGATCGCCGTCGCGGCGGCGACATCGCCCGTGACCAGGCTCGCCGTCGCGGCGGTCTGCGCGTTCGGCGCCGTGCCGATCAGGCCGATGACGGAGGAGCGGACGGTGGAAATCGGGCGCGGGCCGTCGTCGATCTCGACGATCTCTACGCCGTGCAGGAATTGCTCGGGCATCTCGGTGACTCCGTTAGAGGGTGTTGATGGCGTCGATGGCCGCGTCGCGCGCGGCCGTGATCGCGGGGAGATCGGTCGCGGCCCGCACCGCACGCTTACCGGCCATGCGCCGGCCTTCGATGGCCGCACCGACGAGCGTCCAAGCCTCCTCGGCCGCCAGCGCATCGGCCACGACGTCGGCCATCGGCATGGCGCAGGCCGACGCCTCGGCGTGCAGGATCGGGTAATCGGCCGGAGCCGGGTCGGCCGCCGCCAGCCAGGCGGCCACCTCGGCGGACTTGCGCTGATAGGTCAGGTCCTGCCCGGGGGCGACCGTGATGTAGCGCGCACGCACGGCACCGGCGGCCTGGTCGATGGCCGCAAGGGCGGTATCGCGCGCCACCTCGAGGTTGATCGGCGCGACGATCTCGGAGAGCGAGCCGTCGGCGTTGAAGCGCGGAGCGTCCATCTCTTGGGATGCGAGCCACGTGGCCTCGTCCACGATCACCGCATCGGCGGGGATGTCCGCGCCGTGCACGGCCGAGAGATAGCGCGCCACGATGCGGCGCTCCGGTGAAAGCGAAAACCCATAAATTTGCATCGTCAATACCCGATCGCAATCAGGGATGGCGTGAAGCCGCCGATGTGCGGCAGCCGTGTCACGGTGTTGAGCACAATCACATAGGTCCCGCCGGTGGTCGCCCCACGCGTCCCGACAGTAATCAGAGCTGCGTCCGCCAAATTTGCTTCGCTGCAGACGACGGCAAGGACGGCGGTCGGAAATGCAATCGGCCACGTGATCCACGAACCGTTCACGGATCCCTGGGTGCGCCATTGGATAATCGGGGCAATGCCGGGCGCGGGGATTTTTACCCACCCGCTGGCTCCGGACGCGCCCGCCGTGGCGGATGAAATCCCATCCAATAAGTCTTTCAAGACCTTGCCTTGAGCGGCCGTCAGCGCCTCGGTTGCCGATGTGCTCGTCAGGACATTCGCCAGCCGCATGATGCCCGGCACGACCGTGCTGCCGACCGGCAGGCGCGCCGCGTCCATCACGCCGGATGTGATCTGCGATGCCGAGTGCACATGGGCGCCGGCCGCCTTTCCGGCCAGCGCCTCGGCAAGTCCGGAGATGGCCGACATCGGGTGACTGTCCGAGACGCTGCGATTCACGAGCGCGTTGTGGTCGGTGGTCCCGCCGCCGGACATCTGCTCGATCATCAGCCGCAGCGACCGGCCCTGCGCGGCGGTCAGAGCGCGATCGGTGTTGAGGCTCTGGAGGTCGTCGACCAGCTGAACGATCCCGCGCGCGGCGCTGCTTGCCGCCGGCAGGCGGGCCTCGGCCATCACGCCCGCCGTGATCGACGAAGCGCTGTGGGTATGCTCGGACGGCGCCTTACCGGCGAGCGCGGACACCAGCCCGTCGATTGCCGCCAACGGATGCGCGGCCGCGGCATCGCGGTTGCTCAGCAGCGCGTGATTGGTCGTGCCCCCGCTGACCCCGTCGATAAGCTCCGCGAGGGCTTCGAGCGACTGCTTGAGGTAGGCGGTGCGGTTGGCCAGTTGTTTGGCCTGGAGGTTGTCGATCCCGTCGGCGCCGCCGAGCACGGGGTCGGTGGTCTCGAGCTGATAAATACCCGGCTCCCAGGCCGGTGACTCTGGCACGTTGGCCATGGGCTACTCCTCTTCGGCGGCAAAGCCGCCCGCGTAGGTGATGGATCCGTCGTAGTCGTGCGCGCCGTCGTGGAAGACGCCGTAAGCGACGATGCGGCGCAGGTGCGAGCGGGCGTTCTTGTAGTAGCCGACGCGCCGACGGATCTCCGCCTGTTGCGCGGCGCTGGGCGCGCCGCCGACGTTCAGGACGACGTCGAACTCGTAGGGGCCGATGTCCCCGCCGTGGTTGATGGCGCCGCCGCGGGCATAGGTCCCGTCGCGGCGGTAGGTCGAGCCCTCGAGGATCTCGACATTGCCGTAACCGATCAGCTGGAGCGCACGCTTGACCGCCCATGGCGTGCCTTTGCGCGCATGCAGCAATGCGGACTCGGCCAGCATGTTTCGCTTGGTCGCCTCGCTCCACGCCGGGTCCCACTCATCCACCGACAGCGTCCACGCCAGCCATGGCAGCAGAGCTGTCGGGCAATCGCGCGGGCGCCACAGCAAGCGCAGCTGCACCGGCACACGACCGATGCGCGCGGTGGCGTCTTCGAGCGTGAGCTCCTGGGGCGCGCAATGCGTCGGCAGGAGCCGCTCGCGCACCTGCGAATCCCAGCGCAACCCGGCATCGAACCCGCCGCCCTGATCCCATTGCGTGATCGTCACGGCCACACCCTGAGGCCGTTGAGCCACGCCGCCGAGATCGGCGTCGACCCGATCCGTACGTCCGACACCTCCGCCGCGCCGACGCGCAGATAGCGCGGGACGCTGTACGGCACGTCGATAAACACGGACTTCACATCCAGCGTCGAGGCGGTCGGGTTCGGCTGGAACACGGCGATCGTCACGAAGTCCGCGTCGAGCACATCCGGCACCAGCGACCCGAACGAGCTCGTGCCGAGCGTGAACGCCGCGCCGGTCGCGAGCGCGAGCCGGGTCGCGCCATGGCCGAGGCCGTCCAGGCGCGCGAACGCGATCAACCCCATGACCTCGATGCCGGAGGAGCGCGTGGTCGCGCCGAACGTGCAGGGCTGCAGGATGGCGTCCGGCGGCAATGCGTTCTGCGCCGTCAACCCGGCTGCGGTGCGCCACCCGCCCAGGGCGAGCGGCACGATATCGATGCTCGTGCTCACGGCGAGCGTTGCCCATGCCGCGGTGTCGACCCCGAGCATATTGCCCGGGTTGGTCCAGCCGCGCGCGCCTGCGGCGGCCGTCAACGCATTGGGGTAAAGGCGCAGCGTCGGCATCAGACCCCGCTCGTCACGATGTAGAGCACCCCGGGCGCCGGGCTCGCCGGCAGCGTCGAGACGACGGCCACGGCGAGCCCGGCCTGCGTGTTGTGGGCGTGGATCGACACCTTGGCGTTGAGCGCCGTCTGCTGCGCCGCGCTGACCGGCTTGGCGCTGTCTGCGGTGTTGTCGACGCTGGCGAGCCCGACGTCGGCCTTGGCCAGCGACACCGCCCCGGAGCGCCCGGCGACCGACTGCACCGGCGCGGCCGCGGCGGCTTGCGCAGGCGTGGCTTTGGCGTCGAGGGCGGACTGCAGCCCGGTGATATCCGCAACGCCATGGCCGTGCACGGTTGCGGCCTTGGCGCCCAGCGCCGCGACCAGGTCGGTGATCGCCTCCACCGGATGCGCATCGGATGCCCCGCGATTGGACAGCTGCCCATGATCGAACTGGCCGCCTTCGCCTTCCCCGGCGCCCGACACGGTGACCACGCCGCCGTCTTGCGACACCGTGATGTTCGGCCCGGCCACGATGGCCTGCACCGGCGCCAGGCCGGCGACCTGCGCCGTGGTCGGGCGTTGCGCGACGGCCGCCTCCAGGGCGGCGATCGCCGCGGCGGCCGCGGCAAAGTTTCCCCGCAGCGGCGCCGAAACCAGATCGCCGCCGGACGGCGGCACGCTTGGATTGATCGGCTCAGACATTATTCATCCGTCCCCGTGATCGTGATCGCGATGCCGGTGCAGCTGGCGATCGCGTCGTGAGCCACCACGACATCGGCGGCGGGCGAGCTCAGCACGACGTTGTGCACGCCCGGGCGATGCAGCGCGGCGAACAGGCCCGAGCGCATCACGTCGTGCCCCAGCCGGCGCCGATCCGCGATGTACTCATCCAGCGACGCCCGGGCGGCCGACGCCACGAGATCCGGCGACGGCCCCGCATACAGACTCAGAGTCGCCGTAACGGCGTATTCAATGACCGCCGCCGGCCCCTGCACCTCGACGAGATCGGTGAGCGGGCGCACATGCTCGGCGTTCAGCGCGGCACTCACGATCGAGATCAACTCGCCGCTCGGCGTGCCGTCTTCGGCCTCGGACGACAGCACCGTGACCGTCACGCGGCCCGTGTAGCCGCCCGGCACGCCCGGCGCAAAGACATCGACGTCCATGACCCGGCCGTCCGCGCCGCGGGCGTGAAATTCATAGGCGCCGACCGATCCGGCGACCGTGTAGCCTTCCAGGGCCAGCTGGATGCGCGAGCGCAGATCCGCATCGGACTCCAGAATCAGCGGAATCGGCGGAGATGCGTCGAGGTCTTCAGCTTGGACGATCAGGCGGGCCACATTGAACAGCGCGGCCAGATGCTCGAGATCCGAGCCGGCCGCAAAGGCCAGCATCACGGCGCGCGCGGCGTCGTTCACGTGGGCGCGCAACAGGGTCTCGCGGTAGGCGCAGGCCTCGAGCAGTTTGTTGATCGGCTCGGATTCGAGCGCCAGCACCGCGATCAACTGCGGATCGCGCGCGGCGACGTCCGCGCGCAGCTCGAGCAGGATCTGTTCGAAGTCCAGCGCCTCAACCACCTCGGGCGGCGGCAGCGTGGACAAATCAATCGCGGTGAAGCTCATGCGGATACCCCGCTAGGCGTGATCAACAGGCCCTCCAGACGCAAAGCCCCGCCGTCGGCGCGCCACATCAGGTCAAGGTCCATCTCGACGGACCCTGCATCGAGCGCGCGCACCGCGACACGCTGCACGCTGACCCGCGGCTCCCAGCGCCCGATCGCGCCCGCCGTAGCCTGGATGATGTCGAGCACGGTGACGCCGTCGAGCGGCGCGTCCACGAGATCCGGCAGCAGGCTGCCGTACTCGCGGCGCATCACGCGCGAGCCAAGCGGAGTCGATAGGATGTCCGTGATCGACTGGCGCAGGTGCGAGAGCACGTCCAGGCGCCGTCCGGTGGTGGCGCTCATGCCGCTCATCCCGGCTGGCCCGTGCGTCCGGAGCCGACCTCGACACCGGTATGCTTGTGGGTCTTCAGGCTCACGCCGTCAGCGATTACGTCACCATGCACGAGGATGTTTCCGCCCGATGCGTTGATGGTGACCCCGCCTTCTGCGTTAATCGTCATGCCGCCGTCGGCGACCAGATTGACGGTCGCACCGGATGGCAGCACGGCGCTCAAGCGATGCGCTGCGCGGTCGTACTCGATCACCGCGCCATCGGCGTAGGTCGTGCGCGCCACGGTCGCGGCATCGGCCGGTGCGCCGTGGGCGGCGCAGTAGATGGAGCCGAGCACGATGCCGCCGGCAGGGTCGCCGTCCGGACACAACACGGCGACTTGCTCGCCCACCTCGGGCGCACTCCACGTGCGATCGCCACCCGCGCGCACGCTGAGCCACGGCAGCCAGGCCGTCGTGAGCTCCCCGAGCTTCACGCGCACCCGCGCCTTGGCGTAATCCGCCTCGGCCACGGTGCCGATCTGCACCAGGTTCGCGCGGCTGCGCTCGAGCTCTGCGGTATCGCGGGCGACGCTCATCCCGCGGAGCCTTCCGGCGGAGCATCGACACGCCAGTAGTCCTCGGCCGTGCCGCCCATCTCGCCGATACGCGGAGCGATGCCAAGCCACACCTCGGACGGCGCCACGCCGACGCCGTCCCAGTCCGAGGCGCCGATGCGCACGTCGTGCGTCCAGCGCACCTCGCGCACCGCAACTCCGCGAGACTCAAGCGTCCACAGCGGAGCCGCGCCGGGCTCCTCATCGATGCGGCCGGGCCGAGCCAGCAGGGCCGGCGACACTCCCGACAACCCCCACCGGTTGGCACGCGCGCGCAGCAGGACCTGCGAGGCCAGCGCCCACGCCAAGGCGCCGCGCGCCTCCTCGCCGCCGGCATGTCGCACGCAAGCGAAAGTAGACCAATAGGTGCGGGTCAGAATCTCGCCGGTACCGGGATCATCCAGCACCCGCAAGCGGGTCAGCAGCACCAGCAGCGCCGGCACGCGCAACGTCGCGCGCGCTGAATCCTCCAGCTCTCCCGCATAGGGCTGACAGGTGGCAACACCGGGCAGTGCGCCGAGGTCGGCGCAGATGGCGCTTTGCAGCGCCGAGACGCTGGACGATGGGGTCTGTGAGGTCATGGCCGACAGTGTCGGCCATGCGGGGAGGGGGATCAGCTAACCGACGTTATCCGGTTCGGCCGATTTACAGCGTCGCCGCGAGGCGGAGCAGCTCTGCCTTGCGGTCCGTCGCCCCCACCGCGGCGAGTGCGGCATTGAGGATCGGATCGTCGTATTCCCACGTCTGCGCGCGCTCGACAAACGCCAGCGCCTCGAAATCCTCGACCGGGTCGAGCCCGGCCCGCCACGCGAGAAACGCCTCCACGAGGCCGGCAGCCTTCACTGCGCGCATCCCCTGCAGGGCGGACACCGATGCCGGCGGCTGCTCGGCGATCGCGGCAACGGCGGCAGCGCGCTCATCGGGCGTGCCGGCGGGCTCGCGGTAGTAATGCGGGCCTTTCGCATCTTCCGCCAGCCGCCACGGGCCGTATCCAAGCGGAGCCGGCCCGTCGGCCGTGATGTGCCGCAGCACGCCGAGGCCGGCGAGGCGATGGATATCCTCGTTGCGGATGAGCTGAGCGACGGGATAGCGATGCTCGTCCGCAACGACGTGGGATGGCGGGGTGGCGTGGTCGTGCGTCATGAACAGCATGCGGCCTCCAGGGTGGCACGGGTCGCCGCGGGCAAGCGCGGCACCAGGTCGGGCCGCCGCGCGTACAGCCGGCCCGCGAAATGACGAAAGGATGCGGTCGCGCGGGCGTTGCCGAGCATCGACACCAGGGCGGGGACATCACCCTCTCTCAGCCGTCGCGAGAAACGACACAAGCTATGCTTGCGCACGCAACGCGTGCGGCGCCAGGTGCGGAATCCGACGAAATTCACTCCGCGGCGCACGGGCGCGATGGTGTAGCGGGACAACTCCAGCCCGAGCCGATCGGCGAGAAACGCCTCGATTTCCTGCAACGCCGCGCGCGCCTGCGGGCGGTCCAGACCGAACAGGATGAAGTCGTCGACGAAGCGCACATAGCGGCGAATGCGCATGACGCGCTTCACGTGCATATCCAGATCATGCAGGTAGATGCTGGCGAACAGCTGGCTGAGCAGGTTGCCGATCGGCAGGCCGCGCGGCTCGTCGTATTCGCAGAACGCGGCCATCAGTGCCAGCAGGCGCGGGTCCTTGATCTTGCGCTCGATCTGCGTCATCAGGACCGCACGATCGATGCGGTAAAAGAACTTGCGCACGTCCAGCTGGAGCGTCACGGAGTCCGGTGCGCTCGCGCGCAAATACCGTTGCGCCTGGTCCGCAGCGCGATGATGCCCTTTCCCGACCCGGCACCCGTAGGCGTCATGGATAAAGGTCCGATCGAAGATCGGGTAGACGACGGCGTAAACCGCGTGCTGTACGATCGTGTCGCGAAACTCCGGGGCATAGATCACGCGGGGCTTGGGCTCGCGCACCTCGAACTTGCGGTAGCCGCGCGGGCGATAGCGCCCCTCGGCCAGCTCGTCGGCAAGGGCGGCGAGATTCGCTCCGAGGTTGCGCTCGAATGCCTCCACGGCCGCCTTGCATCGCTTGCCCGCACGCGCCTTCAGGAAGGCGGCGTAGAGGCTTTCCAAAGAGGCCACCTGCTCATACAAGTGACCGAAACGGGTGGGCATGAGAACGTTCTCCGCTGGATACTGGAGCTCAGAGGCCCGCTGATTTCGCCATACCGCAGGACAGGACCATCCCTATGTCTCCAGTCTGCCCATGTGCGGGCTATCAGGTTGGCGGGAGTCATAGTCGGACGCACGGAACGACACCGTGTTGTTGTCATTCGTCCGATAGTTGTTCCAATTCCGGCAACCCACCCCGGAGTTCGAGGTGTTGTTCCAATCACCGGAGACCAGAAGCGCAAGGCCCATCACGTCGTGGTCTGCCCTTATTGCGGCCACTGCTGACGCAGCGACCGAATCCACCCGCCGATCATCGCCCCCAGCTCGTTGACCAGGATCGAGATCGCCGTGTAGCGTCGCAGCGCTTCCGGCTCGGACCGGCCGCGCTTGTGGTGCTGAAAGTCGTAATACCCAAGCTCGAACGCCAAGTTCACCAGCGCCCGCAGCTGCTCATGCCTGACGTCTAGTTTTTGGAGACTGGTCTTGTTGTGATAGCGCTTGCGACATTCCACCAACAGCGCATAGACATCGTAAGCCGCCATCCGGATTTGCTGACACAGCCCGTACTTCTCGTGATGCGGGAAGTGATTCAAGTGCACGTTGAGCAACAAGATCACCTCCCTGCATTTAAAGAAGATCGCCGCATTCGGGTCGATCGGCTTAGGCATGCGCAGCAGCCTCCATCCCGTCCGCTACCGCGGACTCTGTCCAGTCACAGCACATAGGCGGACGCACGGAACGAAACCGCGAGGCCGGCAACCGTCCGAGAGACGTTCCAAGACCGGCAACCCACCCCGGAGATCGAGGCGTCGACCCAATTCCCGGAGACCAGAAGCGCAAGGTTTCGCCGCCAGTATCGATATAGGCCATCATTGCCGAACCGCGCGGTGCCGCCTGCACTGGCACCGGCCGGCCGCGGGATGCCAAGCGCCGTGCGCACACGGTCGAGCCCCGACGTCGCCCCGGAAAAGACTTGCTCGGCGCCATTACCGAGGTACACCCAAGCCGCTGCATTCGACCACCACATGGCGCCCTCTGCGCGCTCGTACAGCGCGTCGATACTCGCTGCGGACTGCCAAGCGTCGGTCGGCCCGGCCCAGCCGGGGGTCAGTGTCGCGATCGCGACCTCCGGACGCAGCACCCAAAGGTCGCCGTTCGAGGCCACTACCGCGTCGCTCGCCGACGCGCCGGGGATCGTCACGCCGATCGCGACCTCCCACATGCCGCCGTTCAGATCCATGATGCCGTTGGCCTGACCGTTGTGCGCCGTCTTGGCGGGCACGGCGCAGGACCCCGTGCGCGGCTTTACAGCCGAGCCGGCATCCCCGGCGGAGAGCCAAAGCAGCGACGGCTCCGAGCTGTCGCCGAGGGCGTTGTTGTTGGCCCCTTTTGGCCAGTTGGTCAGCCCCGCCGCGTCGTACCAGGCGCACGCCTCGGGGCCGGTCGCCGCTTGCCCGTGCGCTGTAGCAAGCCGGGCGAGCATCGTGTAAACGAAGGCGTTGGTGCATTGCCACGCCCCGCCGCGAGCGCGGCTGAGCGTCAGCGCGTCGTGATACTGGCCGGCGCAGCCGGCCATTGTCTGGGAGCGGGTATAAGTCGAGGTCGTCGTCAGGGAGATTGGTACGCCCTCGGCGACCGACACGCCGTGCGTGTTGTCGGCGGACGGCGACGCCATGTACTTGTCGACCATGACGCCGGGCTGCAGGATCCCGCCGTCGATGAATGAGCGGTCGAGGATGTAGCCGTCGAGATTGGCGCTCGCATCGGACGCGTAGGCGCTCAGCGGCGCAATGTCGACGGCATCGAGCCCGTACGCGGCATAGCGCGGACTCTCGAGATGCCCGATGCGGTAGTAGTGCGCCGGCACCCACACGCATTGAGAGACTCCGTATAGGTAATTGCCGAAGTTACCCGACTGCGGATCATCGTAGCCGGCAAGCGGCACAAAGCCCGCCGGCAGCAGAGCGGGCGGGCAGACGCCGACACCGAACCCCATCTCGCCCTGAACACCGATGGCGTCGAGGCGACGCGCTCCGCGCGCGCCCATGAGGCGACGGGCCATCATGCGGGCACACCCAGCACCGTGGCGCGCGCGACCACCAAGCCGGTCGGCGTCGTGTTGAGGATCAGCTCGGTCAGCGCCCCGGGCTCCGGCGCGATATCGGTCACGGTCGCATCGGGCCAATACCAGGCGGCCGGAATCGGGAACAGGTGCCCGCCCGCCGCGTCCTGCAGCACGTAGCAAATGACCGAGCCGCAGACGGGCGGCGCCGGCGCGACGAGGACGACGCTCGCCAGGTCGCCGGCGAGCGCGACCCCCAAGACCCGCCCGTCGAGGGGGATCGTGAGCACGCCGTCCAGGGGCTCGAGTGTCGCTCCGGACTCGGTGTAGGTGGCGAGCGGATTGAGGTCTCTCGGCTGGAGCGCGGTCCCGGCCGCAGCAAGCCGAGGATCGTCGGCAGCGACGCCGCCCCAAAATCCGACGACCTTGATGCTCATGCCATCAGCTCCGCGCTGGCACTCGCCACCGCGGCGGTAATGCGCACGCCGGCGACCGGGCCGGGGAAGAGATAGAGATTCGGCGAGCCGAGCGGGTCGGAATCGAGCGTGTGCCACACCGCCGCGGCGTCCTCGGGGTCCGAGACGGTCACGGCCACGGCCACGGTGCCGCCATCGCCGGGGGAGACCGACAGGCTCCAGGGCGCGGCGCGGGGGACGAGGATCACGGACTCATCGGCAGGGACGGTGGTGCGGATGGCGCGCTCGAGGGGCATGTCAAACCTCGTGTCGGCCGGCGCTTCGGCGTCGGCTTAGTAGTCGGAGAGTGTATCCGGGCTAAACGTCGGCTCCGGGGCCGTGTAGCCCGGCGCTCCGGCGGCTCCTGGAGCGGTCGCGGGCAGGCTCATGACGCCGCGGGCGATGTCGCGCAGCCAGGCGTAGGCTTGCTCGTAGCGGCGCACGACCTCGTCGCTGGCCGCATCGGACCAGAGGCGATAGCGGGCGATGTCGCAGCAGACTTGCGCCAGGCGCTCGCGTGTCGATGCGCCGTAGCCGGTCAGGGGCACGGCGTAACGGGCGCGGAAGGCGTCGTCCATCTCCCCGGAGGCCTCGCTCAGGGCCTGGACGAGGCGGGC